AAGTAAGACAGAAGCAAAGGTAATCGCAGACGGATATCACTTTGACGAGGACGGAACGGCTTATCCTAACGAGGTGGACAAGTGATACAAGACTTAACACTGATAGGTATAGGGTTAGTTGATGCCTTGCTGATACTAGCCTTATACGTTATTGAGAGAATATGATACCAAAAACACCAAGCCGAGTTTTGTAAGGGATAGGTCAGACCAATTCCTAGTTTTTGTAGGTTTATGAGGAAAGATTATGAAATGGCTAATCGGCTTAATCATTGTCGCAATAGCAATAGTCGGCGGTCTACTGTTCGCAGGAATCGTGGCTATATCTATTGCGCTTGATGAATGGAGTAAAAGGAATGACAAAAACTAAACGGCGCAGGAAGATAAGCACTCTTGATAGGGTGCTATTATTTTGCGCAATTTCACTTTTGGTATTCACAATCGTAATGATTGTACTGTTCTGTATTTTCCAATCTGTACCCGACACGTTAATCGTATCATTCTTTGGAATTTTTACGGGTGAGGGGTGCATATGTTGGAGAATATGGGCGAAGAAAAAGGGGTTATCCCTTAATGACAATGGTAGTGAGTCGTAATTGGCTTAATACATCTCCTTTCTTAAGAGGGGCGGTATTGCTTCGGTGGTATCGCCCTACAACTAACATTATTCGGAGGATTCTTTATGGACACTAAATTATTTATGACTATCGCAATGGCAATCATCTCTATCGCAGGAGCACTTGTTTCCGCTTACGTTATCCCTTGGATTAAAGCTAACGTATCTGCAAAGGACTTGGAAACTATTACTTTTTGGGTACGGTTTGCCGTTAGATGCGCAGACCAATTATTTACGCCCGAAGAATGGGAGAAAAAGAAGTCTTATGTTATGGCTTACATCATAGACAAGGTTGCAGAACTCGGACTCAAATTGACAGAGGAAGATATTAACACACTTATTGAAGCAAGCGTCAACAGTATTCATCACGGAGGGGAAGAATAAATGGATTCAGAGATAATAACCGCACTTATATCGGGTTTTACAACATTGTTAGTGGCTATGGGTACTTGGCACTTCACTTCTAGGAAAGACAGAGCAGAAAACAAGGAACTCATTATGAAAAACATTCAAGGCTTAAAGGATGATATTACTTCCGTTAATGCTACTGTTCAGCAACAGATTGCAATTATTGACATCAAGATAACCGACCTAACAAAGCAAGTAGAACGCCACAATCAAGTTGTAGATAGAACATATGCTTTAGAAAAAGCCGTAGGTATTCTCGATAACAGAGAGTCGGTGTCAGAACATCGGCTTGCGGATTTAGAACATAAGGGGTGAGTTATGACCGCTAAACAGATTATCGAAATCGCTAAAAAGGAACTCGGTGTTAAAGAGAATCCACCCAACAGTAACAATGTTAAGTACAATACTTGGTTTTATGGACATGAGGTATCAGGCTCTTCTTATCCTTGGTGTTGTGTATTCATATCATGGCTCTTTAAGGCTGAGCAGGGTCTTTGTAAGAAAACGGCATCTTGTGAGAATCTTCTGTCATGGTTTGAATCAAAAGGGCAAACGGTAAAGAATCCACAAGCAGGTGATATAGTATTCTTTAAGTATTCTACTAATGGTCGCAGGACTAACCATGTAGGCTTAGTTGTTTCAGCTAATGGGAACGTAATTAACACTATTGAAGGCAATACTTCTAATTCAGCCAAGGGCTCTCAGGATAACGGCGGAATTGTAGCTCAGAGGAATAGATATAATAACATCGTAGCTTATGCTAGACCTAAGTACCAATCCTCTCCTACTGCCCTTCCTGAGCGTAAGACCGTTGAAGAGATAGCGGCGGAAGTTATAGCGGGCAAATGGGGATACGGAAACGATAGACGCCAAAGAATCACAAATGCAGGTTATAACTATGATGAAGTCAGGAAGATAGTTAATGCTATATGTGGTAAATAAACGTAAGGGCTGACCCGTTTGGGTTGGCTCTTATTTTTTTTAACTTTTTTCAAAATATATATTGACACCACTATATAGTGGTGGTAATATATCACTATAAGGAGGATATGAAATATGATAAACACAATTATTACAGTAAACAATGAAAATGAATACAGAGAAGTTAAGACCAAGCTTGATAATACGGGCTATGTACTTACAAATAGCATCGGAGATACTTGGGAATACACAAAGGGTAACAACGTAATCATCATAGAGAGGAGATAAAAATATGAAATACTACTACAACAATCAGTTAATCAGGACAAGCAAAAATCACGTTTATTCACACGCAGTAGTTTATAAAAAGGAAAACGGAGATATAGCCGTAGTCGGTTGTAGAAGAACTTTTGAAGAAGCTGAAGCGCTTAAGAGAGCCGAGCTCAACGGATACTTAAGAGGCATCGAAAATGACCACAAAGCAATCAAAGCATTGCAAAGTGGTAAAAATGGTTATTTTGCTAAAGAAGGTCGAAAAGATTATTGGATAAAGTTTGATACAATGAGAACGGTTGAATACTATGAGAACGATATAAAGAATCGTGAGAATATAGTAAAGAATATCGAAAGAACTTGGCAAATAATAGAACTCGAAGCAAGATAAGACAAGCGCTGACCTAACGGCGAGACGGGGAGATAAGGAGTGGATATGGTATGGTATGTAGTAACCAATGATGATGATGACAACTTAGGCAAGTTTAAGACCATAAAAGAAGCTAAGGTCAGAATCAAAGAGCTTAAGGAATTTGACAAGCAGGAAGGCAACCCGTTTGAAGAGCATTATAGAATAGAGAGGCAGGTGTATTAAGATGACAGATACAAGAACAGTTATAGAATTACTGAATCCACCAAGTAGAGACGAAAAAGCTTGGAATTTATTTACACAATCCGAGCGTCAATATTCACTTAATGAAGCTAAAAAATCACTTTTTAACACGGCGAGGGATTGTTACGGCGGAGCACTTGAAAGCCGAATGGTCGCAAGAATGGAAACAGAAGGGCGTGACCTGACCGATGAAGAGACTAAGGCGGAAGTCGAGTATATTCTTGAAACGATAGACTACTCAGGACGGGAGCCCAAAGATATAGCGCAAGTTAAGAAGGCTTGTAAGTATGTGTTAAAGAAGTATCAGGAGGTAGCAGGAGTATGAATAGATTTGAAGAAGGAAGATTGTACGGTGCTTGGGATACGGCGGTGCCTGATATAAAAATCATCAAGAGGACCCCTAAGATGTGCTTAGTTGAAGATACATCAACGGAATCACGATTCAGAATGAAGATTAAAGTTAATGGTAACGAAGAAGAAATGACCGATAGCGCAGTACCCGCCAGTTGGCGCCAGTGTTACACATATTCCACAATGTTTTTGAAAGCTAAGCCCGATGAAGATAATTATACTGAAGATGATTATGATTCATGGAAAGCTAACCTTGACCTAGAACGTGAATTATATCCGTCAAAGCCGATTGAATTATAGAAAAGGAGTTAATATGAAGGACTATCAGAAGAGAGCCGTTAAGAAGTATCAGGATGAGCACTATGAATTTATCAAAGTCAGGGTCAATAAGGGAGACAAGGATAAGTTAAAGGCTAAAGCACAAGAAGCAGGTATGAGCGTCAACGCTTATATACTGGATAAGATACTATAAAAACACTGACCACTTTACTGACCACTTTTTTTACAACTAACGGTTTTATCACTTTTATAACAGTTGTATTTTTAGCACATAGCGTATAAATAAAAGACCCTTGAAAGTGCGATAAACGCCGTAAATTCAAGGGTTTTCTCTCTAAGCTGATAACGGGAATCGGATATGTTACCTGATACGCCAAAACGCCAGTATTTACGCTATTCTTAACGAGACACTGACCATTTTACTGACAACTTTTATCGAAAAGCTCATTTATCACTTGCTTCTGAGCACTGCCTTCATCCATAGAATGACGGTACACTCTTTTCATCACTTCATCTGTCGTGTATCCTGCCGCTTTCATAATATCTTCATCCACCATACCGACACTATGAGCATAGCTAATATAGAAGTGCCTAAGGTCATGTAATCGGAATCTAGGTATATTAAGCGCATCCTGAGCTCTATGTAATGCCCTTACGATGCTATTAGGATAACCCTTATATATATATCCCTTCGCTCTTATCTCATCCGCAAGCTTATCAGGTATATATATTGTTCTGACGCTTGCTAAGGTCTTAGGCATATCCTTACTGACAAGCTGATTATTGGAATCTGTTACAAGCCCGCTATCAATGGTTATCTTATTACCTTGCAGGTCCGTAAGCTTAAGGTCACATATCTCACTTCTACGCATACCAAGACACGCCAGTTGAATAGGGATACTGTATTCGGAGCCGTTGAAGTACTTAATGATATCAAGCACCTGCTCTTTAGTCGGGAGCACCTGCTTAGTAGGCTGACGCTTCGGAAGTGTTATCACTGGATTGAACTGAGGGCGGAACATCTTAAGCACCGCTTTTATGAATCCGTTATAATTCTTGACCGACTTCGGAGAGTGGGTACTTGCATACTCATTAACCGCCTTTTGTATATCTGCTTGCGTTAAGTCATAGATATTGAAGTCACTAAACCACTTCGGATACATCCGAGCAATCTGACGGTAAGAGCGTATCGTGCTAGGTGATAGTACATTGCTTTTGATACTGATGTACTCCTGCATACATCCGCCCATAGTAGTCCGCTTTTGACCCGTGAGCACACTTTCATTATATAAGTCGGACATTCTTATAGTAATCTCTCTCTCGGTCGGTTTGTGGTCAAAAAAGAGGGTATAACGCTTACCCTTGTATTGCTTTCTGACTCTGTATGTGTTCTTACTTATTGATTCTATCTTCATAAGCTAATAACCTTCTTATTGCATCCTGCGTTACCTTATCAGCTTTACGGAACTCGCTTATCATTTTCTTTTCATCATCGGTTATGATATCGAGCTCAGTAATATCCTCAACTAAAAAAGCCTTGGATATCTTAAAATATTGCGCCATACGCTCAATCTTATCAATCCTTGGATAAGTCTTAGCATTAACCCAATCTGAGAAGGTATTTTGTTTAATATCAAGCGCCTTACATAAGTCAGTAGCCGTTACTTCATTCTTATCCATATAGTGACGGATATTTCGAGCCATAATCTCTTTATTTTCTACCATGTTATGTAATCTCCTTTCTATACTTGCATTATCGGATAAAATGAAAATATTTTCAAGTAAAACGAAAAAAAGTATTGACAATATCGGTTTAACCGATTATCATATCCCATAGATAGTGTTCGGTTTAACCGAAGTACACTACATATAGACCGAAGAAAGGAGGTATAATATGGCACTTACGTTAAAGGCTCTCCGAGTTAATGCAGGACTTGACCAAAAAACGGCGGCTCAGCTATTAGGCGTAACTCCTGAGACTCTGAGTAACTGGGAACGGGGCAAAAGTTATCCAACGGTACCGCAGATAACATCTATTGAGAAGTTATACTCTACTACCTATGCGAATATAAATTTTATGCCTAGTAATATCGGTTTAACCGATGAAGATGAGGATGAATAATATGCCAAGGTTGAAAGCATTAAGGGTCAACTACACGGTTGATATCGGAAAGTACATCAGGGCATACATGATTTTGGCGGATAAGAGCCAAGAGGATATTGCATATGAGTTAGGGATAAGTCAACAAGCCTTCGGTAAGAAGCTTAAGACTAATCACTTCCTGCCTAATGAGTTATCAGTAATATTCAATGTTCTTGGTGTAGCAGATGAAGGAATACTCGATTTGATGAAGGGATGATGCGTATGGAAAAGATAGGATTTGTACTTTGTTTAATATCCTGCGGTGGCATAGCTGAAGCATACGGCAACGGTAAGCAGTTATCACTTGGATTAGCAATGTTCATAGCAGGAGCACTACTTATAGCAATAGGAGACATAAGGCATGATATCGAGAATAACAAGCGGAATCATAGTTGTGATTCTAACGTGCTTAACCGCCTTCACTTCTTACGCTAAAGAGGATGAGCCACAACTAATCAAGATGAGAGCTACGGCATATTGCCTTGACGGTATTACCGCAAGCGGTGAGCCAGTAAGAATAGGCATATGTGCAAGCGGTCATCGTGAATGGTTAGGTAAAACAGTTGTGTTATATCAGAGACTTCCTGATGACGGCATCGGTCAGATAATCGGCATCTATGAAGTTAAAGACACGGGATGTAAAGAGACAGTGATTGATATATGGCAACCTACTCTCGATGATTGTCAGGAAGTAATGAATCGAGTATATGAGGACGGATGCCAAGGAAGAATTTGGTGTGAGGTGTTAGATGCAAGAGGGTAACTATTATGAAAGCTTTTTTGGTGCGGATGTGAAAGTACCTGAAGAGCGAGAACATCACAACGCTTACTTTGACCACTACTCTAATGAGTGGAATAAGGCGGTCAAGCGGTTAAAAGAAAGCGGATGTGACTTAAGCAGGATTAGGTTGGTGCCTAAGGGATGAATAACAACCTAGATTTTAACTTCGATAAGCCGATAGACCGCAAAAAGGCATTTTATCGAATGTTAGCAAAAGCAAAAGACAGAGATATTGTAGCAAAGGCAAGATTTGATAGACCGCCGTACTATATGCAATTTCTATCAAGTTGGACCACTGGAAAGGATGAATGATATGGAAGATTTTAAGAGAGATTCAATTAAGGAAAAGATAGACCGTATTTTATGGCTTAAGAAGCTTCTCAATGATGAGCTTGAATTTTCATCGGTTGTAGAGTTTACGCCTGATTATAGCGACCGAGATAAGCTGACAATGTATGGTTTAGAGAGCTTTGATATGGTAGCTGAAGCATATGGCATAGGTAATGAATATATCACTACTGAAGTCGTAAGCGGTGGACACTTTAAGAAGTACATGAGAGTTAAGGGTATAGAGGTTAATGTATATGCCTTGAAGGGAAGTGATGACTATGATGCTATCAAGCGAGCCCTATAAGGATGAGCAGAAGTATCAGGAAGAGTTAGAAGCACATATGGTGAAGTTTCCAGTGTGTAAGAGTTGCGGTTATTCACTTATGAACTGCGACACGATTATCCGAATCGGACACGACTACTACTGTGATGATTGCGCTACTGTTCTTACTAATGATGAGATGCGTGAAGCGGAGGATATTGATTGATGTGGATGAAGAGTGATGAACTTACGGAATATGAGAAGGATAAAGCCCGTAGCATGATAAAGGGCATGACGGCGAATATGTTACTTGAAGCCGTTAAGGTTATTCCTACTACTGTTATAGCTCAGGAACTAGAGCGTAGAGATGAAGAAGTATCAGCGAAGTTGAATAACATATCAGCGCTAGTTAAGGCGGTAACACGTTATACAAGCATTGATGATTGTTATAAGACGATAGATGCAATAAGAGCAATAGTCAAATAAGAAAGGAGATATTGTATGGCATTACCCGTATTGATTATAGGTCGAAGTGGCTCAGGTAAGACCTATTCACTAAAGAACTTTAAGCCTGAGGAAATCGGAGTTATATCGGTTGAAAAGGGTAGGCTACCTTTTAAGTCAGATATTAAGACGGTCAAAGTACCGAACTTTATCGGTGAGGAAGGACTTAACGATTATGCCGCTATAAATGCCGCTAAATATGCTTGGATAATGCAGGTTATTAATAAGAGCAAAGCCAAGTCAATAGCAATAGACGATAGCCAGTATCTGTTAGTCAATGAGCTCTTTGATAGGTCAGCCGAGAAGGGGTACGACAAATTCACGGATATGGCGGCTAAGTTTAGAAATCTGATTCACGGTATCAATGAAATGCCCGATGATGACAAGATAATCTACTTCTTGCATCATTCAGAGCTTGATACAGACGGTAGAGAAAAAGTCAAGACCATTGGCAAGATGCTTGATGAGAAGCTTACAATCGAAGGTTGCTTCGATATCGTGCTCTACTGTCAGGACCACAAATTCTATACTCAGGCGAATGGTCAGAGTACGGCTAAGAGTCCTGAGGATATGTTTGAGCTTGAAATACCGAATGACCTTAAGGCGGTTGATACCGCAATCCGTAAGTACTACGGAATGAAGTAGCAAGTGTAATATTATATCACAATATAACAATTATTAAGGAGGATTAAATTTATGAACAAACCTAAAGGATATGATGAGGTGCAGGTAGGCGGTGACTTTACTCCAGTTATTCTCGGAGGACATCACATGGTAATTAAGGGAGTCAGAGAGGAAAAGTCAAAGACGGGTAAGGATATGATAGTCGTTGCTTTTGACTTCGCTGATAACGACACTCAGCCCAAGTATTTCACGGAGCTTTTCGAGAAGGATATCAGACCTGACAAGAAGTGGAGCGCAACGGGTACTCAGTGGATTCTTACAATGGATTCTCAGGACGCCTCTAAGACTTCAAGGAACTTTAAGAGCTTCATTACTTCTTTTGAGAAGTCTAACGGATGTGAGGCAGTTTGGGGCGCTAAATTCTGCGAGCAGTTTAAGGGTAAGAAAATCGGCGGTGTATTCGGTGAAGTTGAAGAAGAATACAATGGCGAAGTTAAGAAGCGTCATAAGCTCCGTTGGTTTTGTGATGATGCCAAGGTGGATGATGCCGTAGTACCTGAGGCTAAGTTGCTTAATAAGGCTCCAAAGCCTTCAGATAATTCCTTTGTTAATGTTCCTGACAATGTAGCTGATGAAATACCCTTCTAAGAATTATGACTATTCAATGCGACACTAGAGAACATAAGCAGGAATTAGAGCGCATACAACATCAATTTGATAGCTTAGGCGTGAGTTATTTCAAGCTTAAGTTATCAGTTGGTGACTATATGGATATCAACAATCCGTATCTTGTCATAGATAGAAAAAAGGATTTGCAGGAGTTATGCAGTAATGTAACTCAACAACATAAGCGCTTTCAAAATGAACTTATTAGAGCTAAAGAGCAAGGAATCAAGCTTATTATCCTATGCGAGCATGGCGCTGATATTAAAGAGCTTATAGATGTGTATTTTTGGCATAATCCAAGGCTTGATGAGTACGATTGGATAATTAGCGAGGGTAAGCCCCGCAAGGTACAGAAATACCCTAAAGCGACTACTGGAGAGCAGTTATATAAGTCACTTTGTACTATTCGTGATAAGTACGGCGTTGATATTCATTTTTGTGAGAAGAAAAACACGGGATATATGATAGCAAAGATATTAGGAGGGATTGATTAAATGGCGAATAAGAAGTTAGGTTTTATACCGCTATATAGGTCAATTCAAGAGCATTGGTTATGGCAGGATGAAGAGCCCTTTGATAATAGAAGTGCGTGGATAGATTTATTATTATCGGTCAACCATGATGATAAAAAGCTTAAAGTGGGTAGCCAAATTATCACTATTCATGCGGGTCAGATGTGGACTAGCTATGTGAAACTAGCTAAAAAATGGCATTGGTCAAGAAATCGTGTATATCGGTACATCAGTACGCTAAAGTCTGACGAAATGATTGTCGTAGACGGGACCGCTAACGGAACACTTCTAACCGTGATAAATTATGGGAATTTCACACATCATGGAAACACTAACGGAGCAACGGGCGGAACATCAGGCGGAACATCAGGCGGAACATCAGACGGAACAACGGGCGGAACACAAACAATAAATATAAATAATATAAATAATGATAATAAGTTAAAAAAAGAACTGTCGGCAGAGCCTCCAGTTGACGGAGGTGATTGGCAATGAATAACGAATACATTGTTAATGAGGTAGAACTTAGAAAAGCTATTGAACAGTTACATCCTGACGGTGAGTTATTTGAAGTAAGGATAATCAATAAGAATGGTAAGAGTAACAAGATTATAAGCGGATATTTCAAAGATGCTGATACGTTACTTGATAAGCTTCAAACGGTGGACCTGCGAGGCGCAAATATATATATTACGCTTAATCAGATTAAGAGTGAATTATTTAGCCGTCAGCAGAGCGAGACTTTTGTACTCGGAGCCAATAGTACAGATGATACGGATGTAGTTGGTTATAAATGGTTATTTATTGACCTTGACCCTAAGAGAATCACGGGAGTATCAAGCAGTGATGATGAGCTTAAGGGGGCTTATGAACTGGCAAGCAGAATATATAACTATCTTAGAGATAGAGGATTCACGGAGCCAGTTAAAGCGGTAAGCGGCAACGGTGCACACCTGCTATATAGAGTTAAGCTTCAGAATAGCGAATATAACAAATCATTGATTGAAAGATGCTTAAAAGCTCTATCTATGCTCTTTGATACGGATGCTATAAGCGTAGATACTGCTAATTTCAATCCTGCGAGAATATGTAAGCTTTACGGTACATTAGCTCAGAAAGGCAGAAGTACAGATGATAGACCGCATCGAATGAGTAAAATTATCGGTGATGCTAAGATATGCGAGCCTACTGACATTAAGTATCTTGAAGAATTGGCGGCAGAATTGCCTCAGGAAGAGATTAAACCGACTAAGTATAACAACTATAACACTAATGACTTTGATATTGAGCAGTGGCTTGATAACTACGGCTTGACATATCGTAAGGCGCCGTATAAGGACGGAACTAAGTATGTTCTCGATGAGTGTCCGTTTGACCATAATCATAAAGCGCCTGATTCAATGGTGACAGTATCAAGCATGGGCGCTATCGGGTTTAAGTGCCTTCATAACAGTTGCAGTGATAAACACTGGCGAGACTTGCGCTTAAAGTTTGAGCCTGATGCCTATGAATACTCAGAAGCTGATAGGCGAATAGATGAAGGCTACTTGATGCACAATCGAGACTTGCATAAGGAAGTTGATGAACATAAGCCCGCTCCTGCCCTGCCGATGTTTATGACCGCAAGAATGATACTTGATTATAAAGAGCCTGAAGGTGAATACATCAAGACGGGTATCAATATCCTTGATAAGAAGCTTAGAGGTTTACAACGTGGCAAAGTATCTTTGATAAGTGGCTTAAGAGGTGCGGCAAAGTCAACCATACTTGGTCAAATTATCCTTAACAGTATTCAAAACGGACATACTGCAATAGTTTACTCAGGAGAATTATCAAAGAAGAATTTTCTTAACTGGCTCTTTATGCAAGCGGCAGGAAGAGGATATACAACTAAATACACTGAATATGAAGGCTACTACTGCAATGAAGAAGTCAAAGGACATATAGCCGATTGGATGAATCAAAAAATGTGGTTATATAACAACGAATACGGCAACCGCTTTGATGAGATTAAGGATTGCTTACGGCATGAGATTAAGGATAAAGAAGCTGATATATGTATAGTTGATAACCTTATGGCGCTTGATTTAAGTACATTCGATGTAGATAAGTATGAAGCACAAACTAAATTTGTATGGGATTTGAAAAGCATAGCTGAAGAGCTGAATGTTCATATTATCTTCGTAGCGCATCCAAGGAAGGCGCAAGGATTCTTAAGACTTGATGATGTATCAGGAAGTGGAAATATAAGCAATATAGTTGATAATGCTTTCATTATTCATCGAAATAACTCGGATTTTCAAAGATTAACGGAGCAGATGTTCAAGTGGAAAGCTACGCATGAAGCTTATAGCGGTACCAATGTCATAGAAATATGTAAGGACCGTGAGCAAGGCAATCAAGATGTATTCATTCCGTTATGGTATGAGCCTCAGACTAAGCGCCTTAAGAATTATGAGGCTGAGAACGTGGTTTATGGTTGGGAAAAGCCAAGTACGCCAATAGATGACGAATGGGAAGTAGCATCAGATGATGAAATACCTTATTAGGAGATTATATGGATGAGTTAAAGATAATAAATAAGATGTACTCGAAAATATGGCAATTACATAAGAAATATTATCATATTGCCTTTGACGGTACAGATGATGATTGGGATGCCTTATATCAAGAAGTAAATCAATGCGCTGAGAAGTATGAAGATAAAGCAATGGCGGATACTTTTATAACCTTAGCTCTTGCAATGGAAAATACTATACATAAGGCGTATCGAAGAAAGGAAGGATTGGATATATGAGCGATTTGATTAACTTAATTGACTTATACAATAAAAATAGTGATTTTCGATTATACGTAGACAAGTATAGCCGATGCCACAGAATGTTAGCGGAAGATGCTATAAAGTGCAAGGTCGTACAGAACTATGCGGAATGGTTAAGGAGTGGGAAAAGATGAAGAAAATATCCAACATCATACTATTTATCATCGGCTTAATACTTGGGAACATAGTAGGACACTATATCGTGGAGAATTGGAGCAGATGAAGGAGAAGTAAATGGGATTTAGTATTGGTAGATTTTGGTGTGCATTATTCAACTATGATTATTTTATAGGTATTTGGTTATCACTTGGATATGACTCAAGGCAAGAAGCAATTGTACTTCAATTTCAGTTTATGTGGTTGCAGTTGTGCATAGGTTTTGATGTTTAAGGATAAAGCGAATGACAAATGAATTAAAGTTTTTAACCTCAAAAAGTGTAATTCATTTTGGAAAAGGTAGTAAATATCATAGGTTTTAATGAATAAATTAAAGTTTGAGCAGATAAAGGAGAAAGCGAATGAATAATCAAGAAGCAATAGAAGTATTAAAAGATTGGGACGGATATTTTATAGGGCATAGTTCGGATGATGTATGTGAAGCACTTGATATGGCTATCAAGGCACTAGAGCCAAGCGGTGATTTGATAAGCAGACAAGCAGTAGAAGAATTTGTCAAATACATTCAATCAATTAAAGACAAGCATAACGACGAAGGTAGTCCAATAAATTATGGAACTATTTGTGACCTTGTAATACGTGGGTGGGAACTATTAGATAATATCAAAGAGTCAAATACAGAGAGGTGAGTGAATGAAAACGATAATTGATATACCCGACAATCAATACAATCAGATATGCGAGTTAAGGTTACACAATCGCACAATCTATGATGATGCTATAAGGAACGGCATACCGCTTGACAAGATAAGGGCAGAGATAAGGCAGATAGTAGATGAAGAAACAGAACACGATGAAACGTGGGCGAGAGGGTTACACTATTCGCTTTGCATTATCGACAAGTACAGAAAGGAGCAGGAATGATAAAAACATTATTAGAAACTAAACACTTCGCATTGATGCTCGATACATACTCAATAGGATTAGGAATAGAACTTCAAGGTAAAAGTGGTTATGGCTCGTTTGGTATTAGTTTTAGGTTTTTAATGTTTGAAGTGATTCTTGCTTTATAAGAGGAGATAGATAATGACTAATATTGACGCAGATAATTTCAAGGAAAATGTCATTGAAATTATTGACAAGTACAGAGAGGTGAGTGAATGAAAACGATAAAAATAATAATGGATGTACCCAAAGATTTATATGCAATGTGGATGGCAAGAGGATTAAGCCTTGGCACACCACTCGACAAGGTGATTGAGGATATTAAGCGGGAGATAGAAGAAAAAGCAAAAGAGCGTGAATTTTATTTAGATAGCGGACATCCGCATAATGGACTTTATGAAGCATTGGAGATTATCGACAAGCACTTGAAGGGAGATGCGGAATGATACTAATAGGCATACCGAATATGGGAACAGTACCGATATGGGAGGAACAGTAATGAAATTAAGTATTATAATACCCTACTACAATTCTAAAGAATATACAGATGAATTACTTGATTGCCTTGATAAGCAGATGACAGATGATGTTGAAGTGATTGTAGTAGATGACGGCAGTACTAAGCCATATAAGACTTCTTATGAATGGTGCAAGGTTATAAGGAAAAAGAACGGCGGTTGTGCAACGGCAAGAAATAGAGGGTTAAAAGTAGCTAAAGGCGAATATATACAATTCATTGACTCGGATGATATGATTCCTGACTACTTTATTGATAAGCTTTTAGAAAAAATAGACGCAGGTGATTATGAAGTGATTGACTTTTCTTGGCGCTCTCTCACTTCCGAAGGCAATCAGCATAACTACATATTATATAGTGACAAAGACTTCTTGAAGAATCCGTCAGTATGTACCCGATGCTTTAAGCGCTCTTATATAGGTGATAACCGATTCAATGAGCTAAAAGATTCTACTGAAGATGAGGACTTCAGCCGCAAGCTTGGATACCTTGACCGCTCTCTTCCACTTAAGCATGGCTCAATATCTGATTATATGTACTTCTATCGTACTTCCGTTGATAATTCTAAGATTAAACGCTTTAAGGCGGGTAAGATGAATACTAAGCGTATCGTGTATTTTTATAATCACTTTACGGCTGATATGCTTGATGAATTTGAGCAGATAAAAAAAGATGATGAACATAATGAAGTATGGCTCTTGACTTATCAATGCGATATGCCTGAGGTTAAGCGTTATGCTCAGGTGCATAAACCATTCCGACTATGGACGCATTATATCAAGGGAGAGCCTTATAACAATGTAGAGCTTATAGAACTGCCCTTCACTACTCAGATAGTCTTATACATCAATCAGACGAACATCATCGGTGGACTTGATACTTTTGTTCTTAACTTCGCTAAGATTATGTCAAAGAACTATGATATCACGTTTGTAGTTAATAAGTGTGATGATGCAGTAGTTAAGAAGATATCAAAGTATATCAGAGTCGTTAAGGGGCAACCGCAAAAGCGTATATATTGTGATACTTTGATTATGCTCAGGATACTGGATACACTGCCTCATAACATAATCTACAATAAATCAATTCAGATGTGTCACGCTTGTAAAACTAACGATAATTGGCATATTCCTCAGAATACAGATTATATAGTTAATGTATCTCAGGCATCAAAGGACAGTTTCGGTGATGAAGGTAAGCGAGGCGAAGTAATACACAATCTCATAGCTCCGAATAACCATAAAGCGCTTATGCTTGTATCTGCTACTCGGATTCCTGCGGCAGATAAAGGACAGAATGAAAAGAGAATGATTAAGCTTGCTGAAATGCTCAACGCTAATGATATTCCCTTCATATGGCTTAACTTCTCAGACGGTAAATTACAGAACGCACCTAAAGGCTTTTATAACATGGGTACTTATATGGATATAACGCCATATATCGCAAAAGCTGACTATTTAGTACAACTATCCGATTGTGAGGCGTGGTCATATGCAATACTCGAAGCTCTGACTCAGAATGTGCCCGTGTTAGTTTGCCCGTTTGCTTCAGCTTATGAAATGGGAATAGAGGACGGCAAGAACGGATATATAATACCATTCGATATGAATTTTGATGTTAAGCGCCTATTAGATATACCGCAATTTACTTATGAATATGATGTAGATGCAATAGTGAAGCAATGGCGCACTTTTTTAGGAAAGCCAAAACCGTTTAACAAATATGAGCCTAAGGATACTAACCAAATCAGAGTGAAAATACCATATTACGATATAGCTCTTAAGCGTACTCTTCAGAAGGGTGAAGTCTTATCAATGACTCCTGAGCGTATCAAGGTAGTTATGGATAAAGGGCTTATAGAATTTGTGGAGGGATAGACAATGGACAGACAAGATGAAGCACTAAAGATACTTAAGGATATAAGGCACATATACAGACTCATTGAGCAGTTGCAGGAAGATATTACCCGCATTTATACTTCTTTAACTAATACAACCGTCAAACCTAAAGAGATTGACATACAGACTTCTTTACCTGCTGACCCAATGGCTGATAAGGTAGCCTTAATGGTTGAATATGAGAAAAAGCTTGAAGCATATCAGCTTGACTTGATTGAGCGTAAGAACTTAGTCATAGATACGATTAAGACAATGGATGTTGACAATCAGCAATACATCATACTCAAATACATGAACAATAAGACCATTGACCAAATAGCATCTATTGTAGGCTACGGCTCTAGGCAGACTTGGGAGAATATACATAAGGCAGAACAACAATTCATAGAAATATATTCAAATAATTAAAAGTCTGCGAACTATTGCGAACTGTTTTATGATATTATGATAACGTGAAAAGTCACGGGGAGATACTCATATACCATATCCTTAATACAATATCTTTTGCTAAGGGCACTCGATAATATATCGGGTGCTTTTAATTTGTAAAGGAGTACACATGGCTAAGGACTATGCTAAGGCATTTTATAAGTCAGCTACATGGGAGCACTGCCGTAAGTCTTATATGAAATACAAGGGCGGTTTGTGTGAGCGTTGCTTAGCTAATGGAATCATATCAGCAGGAGTGATAGTGCATCACAAGAAGTACATCACACCTGAGAACATATCTAACCCGATGATAACAACTGACTTCAATAACCTAGAGCTTCTATGTATTGATTGTCATAACAATGAACATCATCACGGCAAGAAATCAAAACGCTTTCAAAAAAGATTTTTAGTCGATAAAAACGGCGGAGTCAGCCCGATTGATAGCCTCCCCTAATGCGTATATCCGCAGTGCCGTTGGGGAC